ATATAATCCTTCTCAATAAAAAAAGAAGTGCTTCACTCCTTATAAATCTCTAGGTACTACTCTTCTTCCTAATTTTTTTCTTCCATTATTGTTCAATTTGTCAAGTTCACCCTCCCAGAAGGCTCTACCTTTTCTAATTTCAGATAAATCTTCTCTCACAAGTTCTCTTGTACCAATTTTATAACTTTTTCCAGTCAACACAGCTATTTCAGCCTTTCTATAGGCTTCAATCATCTGTGAGCACTCTTCTCTAGTGTAACTCAATTTATAAGCTCACTCCTTTCGATAAAACTCTTCTTTTAGATACTTTTGTAGTCTTTTTTGTGGCTTCAACAGTATATTTTTTACTTAAGTTTGGATTTGCTATTTTTAAAGCTGCATAAGCATAGTTTCTTAAATCCAAAGGTTCATTTCTCTTAGTTCCAATAACTTTCCAGATAGTTTTTTTTACTCCTTTTTCCCAAACAGTTGTCTTAACTTCCGATGTTAATCCTTTGAAATATGTTTCATCATAGCCTCTGTCTATGTTGCTTGGAAAGTGCATATACATAGATCCTGGTTCTTCAATTTTTAGTCTAGCAAGTATTGTTTCTTTTCCAGTATTAACTCCTAAAGTAAAAAGAGATATTTGCATTCTATTAGTACGAGAAGGCTTGGATACAAAAGCTACTCCGTCTCCACCTTTACCCTTAATACCAAATACTCTTCTAAATTCTCTAGGTTTGATGTACTGATATGCTTCTTGTGTATAATGCCCTCCAGTATCTATACAAGTACATAGGATTCTTATTTTTTCACCATCTGCATACTCAAACTCTGTTTCCAGGAATCTATCTAGTTGCTCCCACACATCATTTTGACCAGGTGAACCTATAAATTGCTTATAGTAAATACCCCAAGACTCTTCCCCAAGCCCCCAACCTACAACTTCAATTTCTAATCTATCGTCTTGAACATCGACTCCAGCAGTTAAAACTTGAACTTGGTCAGGAATTTCTGAGGTATAATCTTCTTTTCTCTTAGAAACATCTAAGAAATCTATCTTTTCTACTTTCTCTTCCCATGTTTGGCCAAGGCAGGTATTCGTAAATACCTTCATCATTTGCATATTACCCTTTGCTACTTTAAATTTTTTTATGATTTCCAGCCACGTAGAAAAAGGGCTATATAACTCTGATATATGAAATCCTCTAACACCCCAGTCTTCAACTTCTTCCTGTGGTTGCCATATCCCATGAATCATATTTTTTTTCCATTCATGCTCAGATGATATTTCTAAACAATCAGAGCATTTATGTCCTATTGGTTCAAATATTATGTTTCTCCACTCCAATTTTTGGAATGAACCACATTTTGGACACGGAATATAAAACTCTTCTTTCGTTGAATTTTCATATTCTTTTTCTATTCTTGATTCTCCCTTTATTGTAGGTGTACTTGTTATAACTATTTTCTTATTCCAGAAAGTTTTTGTTCTTTCTATCGCTAGATTTAAAGGATCACCTTCTCCTCCAACATCACTTTTGAATCTGTCTACCTCATCAGCAAGTAATATTCTAAGAGGTCTGCTTGATAATTCTGCTGCTGAATTACTTCCAACAAGAGTAATATATCCCCCAACAAATTCTTTTTGTAATTTTGTATCTCTCCCGTCAACTTTATTTAGTATTTTATTTCTCAGTTGTGGTGTACTTTGTATCATGTCATCAAGTCTTGTACTAGAAAAATCTTCTGCCAAATCTTTTGTAGGTAACAGATACATTATTGGAGCGGGATCATAATCAGTATAATATCCAAAAACATTTAATAATATTTCGGTTTTTGATAACTGAGCCCCATACATCATTACAATTTTACTTGTTTTTTTATCTGAAATAGCTTTCATGACTTCCCTTTGAAAAGGCACTCTGTCTGTTTTCCATCTTCCTGGTTCAGCTGATGTCTTAGAGCTTAAAATTCTATATGTATCAGCCCAAGTATCAATAGATAACTTTGGAGGTGGCTTTAATGTTTGAAATATTTCAGTGAATAAATCAATTGTTTTTCTTAGGTTTTGATTTTTTATTACCTCCTTTTCCTTTTTTTTCATCTTCTACCTCTTCTTCATCTTCAAGTATTATATTTTTATTTTTGAATAATTCAGGACTATAATCACTTAACTCCAATAAGACATCTTCAATAGAACTTAAAACTATATCCTGAATATCTCCTAAATTATCACAACCAACAACAAGGGGAGCTATCTTATTAGGTATCGCTAGCAATTTTCCTTTTAAGTTTGTTAGCATAACTGTCATAACTTTTTTAACTATTTCTGCTGAGTGTAATTCATTTTTAAGTTCAGATATTTTTATTGTTTTTAACTCAATATCCTTAGTTATTTTTTCAGTTTCCTTTTTTAACTTTGCCTCTTTTAAATCTACATCTGCTGAACTAGATTCTCTTAAAAATTCTATAAAGCCTTTAATACTTTCAATCAACAAATATTTTCCTCTAGTTCCGCTTTTCTTAACAACTTCATCCTTTGCAAGCATCCGAATATATCTGTCTGTAACTCCAAATAATTCTGCAAGTTCAGGACTACTAACTAAATTATCTTTTATGTTCATTTTTAACCCCTTTCGGAACGGAAATGAATAAATTTTTTCTTCATACTCAGATGAAGCTCGGGATTCGCGAGACCCGCTTGACTTTTTTATATTCTGAAAGAACCTATTTTTTATTTTGGCGGAGAGTATAGGACTCGAACCTATAAATCCATAAGGACAACAGCTTAGCAGATTGCTCATTTACCAATTAATGTAACTCTCCAATAAAAAAACTCCCACAACTGTGAGAGTATTGACGTTATTATGGCTGGGCATATTGGATTTGCACCAATGACGATAGGGTTTAAACCTATGCTCTAACTAACTGAGCTAATCCCCAATATGGCAAGACTTTTTTAGAGTAGAGTCTTGAACTACTGTTGACATAAGGTAGGAATTACTTCCAACACTGTTAATATGCTACCATACTAACACATTTTTTTTAGTAATAAAATAGCGTCATTTTCGCACCTTTTTCGCGTCGTTTTCGCATTTATTAAAATTCAATTAATCTTTGGGTCTTAAAATGTATCTCCAAAGCCTCTAAAATTCTATTTCTCATTTTGTATGTATTAGCTATATGAATATCTAACTTCTCAGCTATCTCTTCACAAGTCATTCTGTCAAAATATTTCATTTGGATAAAATTATAATCTTTATGGTCTTGAACCATATTTAGACATTCATCTATTCTGAATATTATTTCTTTATAACGACTTATGTTATTAGATATTCTTTGTTTTAATTCTTCTATCTGTTCTACTTCACTTTTAAAATCATAGCACCCTCCACCTTGTCCACCAGGTCCACATGATTTTTTTATTTGTGGATTTTTTAAATTCTCTATTTCTACTTCTATCCTTTTCTGATACTTTGGATAGTTTCTTAATATTTCTTCCATTTTCCTAAAAATTATCTTCTGTTCTTTTGTTACCATTCCTCTACTCCTCATTTTTCTCTTTATCTTTGTCTAAAACCATAACATCCACATGTATTCTATAAAGTCTATTGTTATCTGTTATTGGTATATCATAATGTTCACCTTTAAATTTTCCCATTTTAGCATTTAGATATTCAAGCATAGTTCTTTCAAAGTTGCTATCTTCAATATCTTCTGCTTTTTCAGATATAGTTGAACCATCTTTTAAAATTTTACCATAGAACACTGAACCGCTTATACATCTGCATCCCAGTCTCTTTTTAGATTCCATTTTTTACCCCTCCACTTTTAAATTTAATATATCTTTGTATGCTTGAAGATATGAAGCACCAGAATATTCTCCCGTTTTTTTATGGATAACAACTAACCAATTATAGCTCCTCCATTTTATACTGTTAAAATCTTCTGTTGTGAACTCAAAATCTTCAATAGCCTCTCCAAATTTTATTGGTTCTTGTCCTTCTGGGTATACTATATCTTCTAGCCAAAAAGCATTATCATTAATCAAATTTTCAAAATTATCATTAAATCCAAAACTGTTTGGCAGTATTGGAAATATAGTTTTTACAATATATCCTTTTTTTTCTAAGTCTTTTACTATTTTTTCTAAACTCATATTAATTCCACTCCTTTCCAATCTCTCCTGCTCTTACCTTAGCCCAAAACTTATCTAGTTCAATCTTTACTTTTTCTGCTTCTTCTTTAGTTTTGAAGTAGTTACCTAGTTCAAAGAAAGTTTTGTCCACTTTCTTTTTTTCTTCAATTGTGCTCCAAATTTCACATTTGCCATCTATAAAATAATATTCTTCGCGTTCTTTTGCTCTACATCTCTCAGGTATTCCATATTCTTCATTTACAACATCTATTAAAAACTGTAAATCTGGAACTAATTTATTTTCTATAAAATATGGCGTTGAATAATCATTTAGGTCATCTATTTCTAAATCTATTTGATAGTCGCTAACACAACTATGGTGTTCATAACCAACATATTCTTTTTTAAATTTAGTTCTGTATCCATAGCCAAAACAATATTTCTTTTTGTCTTCATGTGCTATTTCAGTTAATGGCATATTTTTAAGTTTTATCTTATTTACTTTTTTAACTACCCTATAACTATATTCATCATTTATTTTTTTAATTTCTATATCTAAAACCTTTTCTTTTTCCATTAATTCCTCCATTATTCCTCAATCAAATATGTTGTTCTAGTGATATTATCAAACCACTTAGCTTCAACTTTTACAGTATTTCCATCTTCTCTTTTAACTTTGTAATAAGTATTATGAAGATTAGGAGTACCTTTTCTAACTCCAATAATTTCATAAATATTACCATGACCATCGTTTTTAGTTGTAGTTTCCATTAAAACTCTATCCCCAACTTTTATTTCTCTATCTCCAACTTTAACAATATATCCATCAAATTTAGTTTTAATATTCATTTCTTTCAACACCTTTCAAATATTGATTAATCATAATTCTAGTTCTTTTTACAGCACTTTTATTTATATCTACTTTTGAAAATACCCTTTTTTTAGAAGTTTCTTTTAATTCTTCCAGTAATTCAAAACATTTCTTAATAGCAACATCTAATTTTTCTCTATCTGTCATAACTGCTCCTCCAGTCTAATTACACTGTCATCTATTTCTTTTAGCCACATAGCTTTAAAATCTTTAAAAGCATTAACTACATCAGTTATCATAGACTTTAAAACTACTCCAATCATATTTCTTTTATGAAAGTTAATAGTTCCAAACATCATAATTACAAGGAACATAGTTCTAAGAAGTTCTAAATTATCTCCTGTTTCTTTGTGCTCACATTCAGCGAATACTTCATCTAAAACTTTTAGTATTTCTTTTTCTGCATTGTAGTTTATATTTTTTTTAAATTTATCTACAATTTTGTCAGAAGCCTTTATAGTTCTAGTTAGTATAGCTTTGTAATATCTATTTAAAGCCATATTTTCCTGGTCCCATAATTCTC